GTCCCATCAAATAAGATGGAAGTGGCCCGCCGATCGTAGTTCCTGTTATCTGTCCCACTCTATCCTGGGTCTTTATACTCCGTTTCTGACACGCCTCGCACAAATCCCCATTCTTTGCAATCATATCGCATCGAATCGGAACATGAAACAATCCTTCCCCCTTTTCAAACTCTAGCATGTAAACCCCTTTTGGCCCATCACGAACAAGACGCCCAAGGCATTGTGAAGCCGGCATTGTATAGGATTAGGGTGAGTCCCCCGCAAAAATAAATTTTACACCGCCGTGGCCCCGTCCCTCAAGTACAAGCCGATGGATATGATTAGTGAGACAAGGTATCCCTTGCCACAGTCCCACTGGACTCTCTCTGGTATCGTCTTCACAACAGGAAGCATCGTATTCTCATTGGCCACGCTTCATCTTGTTCTTATGGGAAAGCCAGAACTATCTCTCCTCTATGTTTCCTACTCATGCATCATCTTTCTGTGCAGCGCCTTTCTACATCTTTGTTTCACAGATGATTTCAATTAGGCATATGTACTAACATGTTGCCCTGGTCTGTAAACAGGCCCATCCGATAAAACAGCCTTTTTATTGCCACGAGCCCACCAACGTCGCGCATAGTCCCATTCAAACTTGACAGGCCACAGCGCAGGATCTTCAGAAAACTCCCCCAACCATAAGTAATCACTTACGCGATTTATACTTGGTAAGAGCGAATAAAGAGGCCACGCCTTCAACTTTTCTTTCCCCATTTCATAGGGGCTCGTAGACGTATAGTTCGCCGTATCGGGCGCTGCATCTATTCTACAGACCCGTTCTCCGCAATGAATACGACTCTGCTCAACATCCAGCCAGTTAACCGTTCCATTATTATACGTAAACTGTAGTTGGGTTATATCGGACGTCTCCATTGCCGTAAACGCGTCGTCCAAGAAGGTTGCGCGAGTTTCCCACGCCTCTTCCCAATGAATCCAGAATCGGCTCCCAGCGATAATACTTAGACACAGATTCATACTCGCCGCCTGTCCCTTCTGCGAAGCCCCTTTTTGTATACATTCAATGAACGGATACCGTTCTCGGACTTTTTTAACCCAATCAATCTTACTTTCTGCGGAATATTCATTAATAACAACCCATCGACTGATGCGACTCAGTGTTGCGGGTGTATGGAACTTCTGTAGAGAATCGATAGCAGAGCAAAATCTGTCCCAGCGATCCCCCGTTTTAAAGTCAAAAAATGTCGTACAAGTAAATGTACAATATCTTATGGGAATCACATAGAGTAACGTATAGGCCAAGCAGGCCATTAAAAAACATAGAAACACCTTTGTGTATCTATTCATTGCTATCTAGATTCAAGATTAATGTGCGCTACCGCCCTAATAAACACTCAGTGTCCTCGCCGAAGGATCCGTTGCGCCAGGCGACCACCGAGGCATCCAATAGTAAGGAACATTCGTATAAAGCGTCGATTCCCCGAAGGACTCGATATAACACTTTCGATAATATGCCTGTTCTGCCGTCTTCACGTCTAAATACGTATCCTGCCAGTCCTCGCCTAGCAGTCCCTCTGCCATCTCTTTTGCCGACTGGTACCATGACTTCTCGCCACTGACTCCATCGGAAAATGCCTCCTTTCTTCGCCAAAGGACTTTTTCAGGCAAGATTCCGTCGTCGAATGCCTTCCTCAGCAGCCATTTCTCACACAAACCACCCGTTTCTGGGCGACGATATGTCGTTGGAATGCTCAGGGCGGTTGCCACGAACTCCTTGTCTAAAAAGGGGGTGCGAGGCTCGAGCCCATTTGATGAAATGCTTCTGTCCGAACGAAGGACATCAAACATGTGAATATCCGCGAGAAGACGGCGGCACTCATCCTCATAGGCATCTTGGCAGGGCGCGTTGTAAAAATACAAATAGGAGCCCCATACTTCATCGGAGCCATCGCCGTTAAAAATAACCTTGCACTCACTATTCTCCCGAATGTACTTTGCAAGAAGAGTGTTCGGCACCGATGCGCGCACGGTGGTCGTATCATATGATTCAATCGCCCGGATGACACTGGGAACCGCTGCAAAGAGTTCCTCCGCAGTTACAAGAACCTCCGTGTGATTTGAGCCAATATGCTCGGCCACCATACGAGCATGATGTAAATCACTACTCCCTTTCATCCCGATGCTAAATGTGCGTAACGGTGGGAAGCCCTTTATCCGAAGTTCTTTTGCAACGAGAGCCGCGATTAAACTGCTATCGAGGCCTCCGCTCAACAGACAGCCAACTTCCCTTTGACAGTTTTCAACACGCTTTTGGACGGCATCACACAAAGCATTCTTAATCAAAACGCCTGCTATCTCCGTGCTATTCCTGTAGTACGGCTGTTTTGTTATAGGGATTGTGTGGTAGGCCTTTGGCGCCTCCTCTTTACCTGCGGTAAGAATCTGATAATGGCCCGGTGGAAATGGCTCAATCTTCTCGCAAAAAGGGAGAAGCGCCTTTATCTCTGAAGCGTAGACGGGCCTCAGGGTTCTGGTACAAACACCCTTGTACAAGGGTCGGACTCCATACGGATCCCTGGCAATCAGAACCTGCTGGCGACCCTCATCTACGAGAACGATGGCGAATACACCGTCGAGCGCGTTAAAAAAGGCGTCGAGAGATATACCCTCTTGACAAAACTTCTCATAGAGTCCGCCGAGCACCTCGCAATCAGATCCCGACTCGGTGCGCAAACCGTGTTCTTTTGTAAGGTATCGCCAGTTATAAATCTCCCCATTACAAATCCATGTGCGATCCTCTTGGTGCATCGGCTGCATTCCTCCCTCGTTCAATCCATTAATCGCAAGCCGTGTAAATCCGAGTGTTCCGAATCCAGGAATCGTCATAACCCTTGTTCCCTCGGGGCCTCGCGCGGTCAACGCCGCCATACTTGTATCAATCTGTTTTCTTTCTCCTTTGACACTACTATAAAAAAAGATTCCGCACATTTCCTACAAGAGAATATGTTATCAATCTTTAGGACATGGACCAGAGCGACATTTTGAGGAAAAAACAGGCACAGGCAGTCTACAGTTTCTACAAGACCACGGTCTTCAGTGGTGTTGGGCTAAATACTGTGACAGCGGCGACCTCTCCTAACTTGACATTTAATAATCATGGTCTCAAGGTGGGTGATAACATTGTCTTTGGTAGCATCAGCGGCAACGTCACATGGAGTACGACTGTAACGATTGATACTGTTTACTATGTTACGGCAGTGGCTACAAACACATTCCAGTTTTCTGCAACATCCGGTGGGAGTGCAATAACTTGGACCGGTACACCCAGCATCAGATTCTATGGGCCCAATTCTTGTATCACACGTCTTGAAAACTGTACTAGCACGGCCCCGTGTACAACAACGTTTCCCTCCTATGAAGAGCGTCAACAGTTTATAACTGGCGGGCAGGTCTGTAACTCCTGTTCAAATACGGGATGTGGTTGTGGAAGATAACTGTGATACAGAATGCGCCAGAATTCTCTTAAAAGCATCGGATGAAAGAGGGGTAGACCCTCAGGAATAGATATGCTAAGATCCTCGGGACTATCTATTGCGAGTAGCGGCAGAGAAGTATATTGTCGTAGCAGCAACTGTGTATGTGCATTATCCTGTACGATAGGCCACGTACCCTTTGCGAGGCATTCCCAGACTCTATGCGTGTCGTATCCATTTCCTCTAGGGCATAGCATAGCCCTACAGTCTGTGAGAAACTCCAGATACTCCTCTTTCGGCATACTAGGGGCCCTGTGCAATCCAGAAATATCCAGTGCCTCCGCCTCTTCTCGCCACTGTTTCCGAATAGGATGCGTCAGTCCCCAGTGCGGCAAACAAATATTGATAGGGCGCGTCTGCTTCCGGGAAATCGTAATAGGGGGGTCATAGTCTACTGAGCCTCCGCGCCAAATGCGATTCGCTTCTCCAAGCGGAACACAGCGAATGCGAGGATGCCATCGGATAGAGTTTTCTGCCCAAACATGAACGTTCGGATGTGTCTCCAAGAACTTTGCAATGATACTATAATCAACTGAGAAATCGCTGTTGTGAAACACAATAAGACGTAGGCGAGGCCACACTCTTGAAAAGACACAGTTGCTCGTACAACTATCCCCCATCGGATAAAGAAACAGACTTTGTGCCGCCTGAACAACTTCTGGCGACCATTCTTCTTCAATGAAAAGTTGTCGCTCGGGAGGACAGGCCGCCGCCACCCACACATGTTTCTCTACAGACTTCTCCTTGTTTAAGACCGTATACTCACACAAACTCTGAAGATATTCGCCGGTCACTGGAAGGATGGGCTCCGTAGGAATGGCTAGACGTTGAGGGTCATACGGGCCCACTGCACAGGGCTTTTCCGAGTGAAAGGTGAACGAGGGCGAAAACTCTTCAAAAAGAAGAAGATAGTTTTCTTCCGCCACACAGGTCGGGACAGGGCAGTGAATATGTAGAGTCCCCGGAGCCGATTGTCGAATCTTGAAAAGAATCGGAATCGGATCTTGTGTGAAATCGATACTGATCTCGGCCATAACCTAAACAATAGAAGAAGAAGAATCTTTAGAATGCCCCGAGACCCACCGGAAAAGACAAAAGAGGAACGGCTGAAAGAAACGATTCGTCTTTTGCACGCTCTCCAGAAGAACGGACTCTCTAAAAACGACTTTGGGTATCTTGAAATAAAGGACATGATGACGAAGTGGGTGACGGACGGGGAGGCGGCGGATGCAAAGATCGATCTTTTCAAGCAGAATCGTGTAGCCGAAGTATCTTTACCAAAGAGGGGTGATAGGGCGGCAACAATAAACTTGAAGGTGGTGCGAAGAGAGGGAGAGGAAAGCCTATAGTCTTGTCTCTTCTCCTTCTTCAGAATGGCCTCTACTCGCGCTGGCCTCAAAACGGAGGGGGGTCTCTATGAAGCGATTGCGCGAGGGAACAAGGACACTTTCTTTTTTGAAAAAGATCCGGAAAAGGCGATTAATCCGTTTGAGAATCGCTATGAACGGATTCCTCCGAACATTCAAGAAACTCGGAGGATTCCTCCGCTGAACGGAGCCGAGTTTGGCAGAAGTTGTGAGTTTGAGTTTGAAACGGCGGGAGACATCTTTCTCCGGCCAACCATTCTTATTGATCTTCCTTCTTGGTATCCTCCGACGGAGGCGGCTCTGAATCCCTCCCTCTTGTTTACAGAACAGGGGACGGGGAACGCATACGGCTACGTAAATGGGGTGGGATATTTCATGTTTCAGAAGATTCAGATTTTCCAGGATAAACTTCTTCTCCAGGAACTGACCGGCGACTCTCTCTTTGCCCTCCGAGCCTCTCGGGGATCTCTCAACTCCGCGTACATGGAAAACAGTTTAGCAGGATTTCATAACGGAACCCCGCAGTCTATCGCAGCGAATGCCACCCCCTCGAGGATTCGCCTCGAACTCCCTTTTATCGGGGGAAGACATGGCTTTCCAAGTATTGCCGTTCGAAAACAGGTCTTTAAAGTCCGCCTCGAGATTCGCCCTTTAGAGAGTATTATTGAATCTTCTGATCCGAACGCCACCACAGCCCCAAAGCCGTGGGGAAGCACGTTTGTTAGCGTGGCAAGGAGTTTCGTAGCGTTGAACCGTACACAAATGGCCTCGCCCGTTCTTCAACTGGAGACACGGCACACGTATGTCGACGGAGAAACACAATTGACCCTCCGATCCACGGAGATGGAAATCCCGTTCCAGCGTCCCTATGAAAACACATTCATTATCAGCCCCACGGAGTACGCCCCGATTGTAAAGGGTGTCCCCGCCTATGTTACTCGGCGCGTAGATGCACAACATCCCGCGTCGAGGCTCCTCTGGTATTCAAGATCACAGAATGATTTACGCGCAAATCGACGCTGGAAGTTTACAAATGATATTAGCGGCAATGAGTATTATGTGTCGCAATCGCTGATTATTGCCTCGAGGGATCGTGAAACCTCTTTTTCACCGTACGTATGGAGCATTCTCACGCATCATGCGAAAGAGGATAGAGATCCTGGCTACGGTATTGGAGAAATGTCGTGGGATCTTGGAGATATTCGAGGGCGTAGGGCGCCCTGGGATAGACAGCCAGAAGGAGCGATTAACTTCACTGTAGCGGACCGACCCACTTTGTATACATCCCTTAGTTCTGCTCCAAATGATACCCTTTTAGGGGCACCGAGTACGGAAACGACAGCCATCGTGGATACGTGGGCTGTATACTCGATTGACGCGGATCGCGGTGTTCTGAAATACGCTAACTAATATAAAGCCGATACTCTTAAAAGAGTATGAGCGGGAGCGCTGGATCGTATGCGCCTCCCCTAAGATTTACAGATTCACAGTATCAGGCGGCTGCTGCTCATTACATATCATCCGGCAGTTATCCTTCTTGGTGGTCAACTCGGATTCAGGGCATGAACACGTCAGGTTCCGTGGCATCGCCTACGACATCTGATAGCAGATATCAACAAGCCGTCGCTGCGGCTCAGATAAGTCAGCAGAACTACCTATCGGGGATTCGCCAGCCTACTACGCAACAGGCCTCAGGATCTGCGAACTGGGTTGTAGGCGCCGATCCTCGAGGTCAAGTATATTATCGTGATACTGTTTCCGGGCAAGTGATTCCTCTTGAGAACTGGTTGTTCGCCGGTTCCAAGTATACGAACTCTGTAACAGGTTCGCAAAGTTATACTCCACCTCCCATGCCGCCTCTTCCTGTGTCCGCCGCGGCCTTTACTGCCCCTACGGCACCTACTCTAGAAGACGTGAGCAACTATCTTACAGGACTCTTAAACGGTTCTGGCTCCACGAAGACACTGACCTATGCACAAATCGCTTCACAAATGGCAGCACAAGCGAATGCAAATAATCTGGCAAACATTTCAATGTACAATGTTGGTAGTACTCGCGTGGATCCTCGTCAATCGATGTATCTATCTGGTTCGCCTGGCTCCGGCCCCTATAGAGAGGGGTCTCTCCGAGGTCCACAAGTTCCTGTGTATCCATCTACATCTGGATCAGGGCAACTAGGGTCTCAAGCCATTAGCACTGATTGGATCTTTACAGATAAGGTGTTTCGAGTGACGTTTCAACCACCTCCTCCACCTGGAGTTATACGTACGAATGCCCCCCCTCCTGTCACAGAGAAAGGAATAACCACCGTCTTGGGGACAGCGTTAGGGCCCTTTCTCGTGAGTCCCGTCTTTACTGGCGCTGCCGATGGAACTGAGACGAATGTGTTTATTCTTGAATTCGATTCGAAAGATGTGACGGAGGCGCAGATTACGACGGCTTTGGCAAGCCTCAGCCCAGTCTCCGTGGTGGGACAGTCAAACGTGAATACGCCGACAACAACCGACGAGACAAAGTCCGTGCAAAAATCAACAGATATAGAATCTATTAGGTACTCTGCCTCTATTGATGAGGAGCCGAGGGCGCGCGGCCCCATTACAACTCTCTTGGATCTGGTAGACCGAGACCAACAGGACAATGACCTGTTTCCGCTTCGCACAGAAATAACGTGGTTCGCAAGAGATACGGAACGCCGAACTCTGCCATTTACGCCGAGTATTCAAGAAATCGCCCTGCGAGGTCCTGGGGCGTTCGGGCAACGATTTACCTTTGATCTCGGATCTATTGTGGTCGGTGATCTTCTTCTTGGAACGGCTCTTCAAATACAACTGGATCATTGGTTAGATGCTCAGACAGTCAATATGTATGAGGCTGGGAAACTAGAGTACTCTGTGACTGAGCGTCCAACGGCGTGGGAATATGCGAACAGTCTTGGAACATGTATCATTCAGCAGGCAGAACTTGAAATAGATGGTAAGACGATTGAAACGATCGACGGCGATTTCATTCACGTCTTTTCCTCTCTCTTTCCAGATTATAATACACAGGTCGGGGTCGCCTATGATCATATTGGACAGGTTTCTATACGACGTCTCACTGATACGACTCGGCGTCCACAAATATATCCTATTGAAAACGGGAATCTAAACTGTATTCTTCCCTTCTTTTTTATGCGAACTCGCTTGAAAGAGGCTCTTCCCATGATTGCCATACGTGAGGGCAATGTGAAGATTTATGTTACGCTTAGACCTTTTGCAGACTGCGTACGTCAAATGCGCGGATACAGGGATTCCTGTGATTCAGTACCTTCCCCGAATCCTATAGAATTCAGATTAGGCTCTTCAAAATGGACATATACTGCTGCTACGCAATCTGGTTATTGGAGCATACCTCCGCGCTACAGTTTTACTATAACGATTGGAACAACTACGTATAACTGGAACTTTATAGCATCTGTACAAAAAGGGGAGTGGGTTACATCGAGTCCAGAATCCACGTTCACCCTTGAAAGTTCGTATTCATGGATAAGTTCAACGAGTACATGGAGCCCATCCCCCCCTCCTATTAATATAAACTATGCTAGAGGAAGTGAATGGTACTATTGGGAGAACGTCGCACAGGCGTGGAAGAGTGGTGGCAACTTTCGTGGCCCTCCTGCCGTTGATTTTACGTATGGGGGGCCGGTATGGGAATCCAAGGTTGGCGATTGGAGCGTAGCCCCACCCCCTTTCAAGGCAGTTCAACTTCTTGTATACGGAGCCATTGTAGATGGTGATTTTCGCAAAAAAATGCTGCGCGATCCTTTTGAAATACTTCATCGGCAAGTTCAGACATTTTCGTTTGATGAACCTCTCAAATATTCGGTTGGAAAACGGGCCGACTCGGATATTATCCGCATACAACTCCCTTTAGAGGCAAATCATCCTATCGAAGAGATTCTCTGGTTTGTTCGTCGCAAAGGAACTTCGCGTAATAATGAATGGACGAACTATACGAGTTTAGTCGAGACAGAATGGGGAACTCGAAGTCCAACGCCTCTTCTACAAAACGCCATTTTACAGGTAAACGGGACCGTTCTGTGCGATGCAGAAGAGCAGTTTTATAGGGAAAATGCGGCATACGCTCATAGAGGCGGATACGCGGCATTCTCCAGATTTATTTATGGATATTCGTTTGCAGAGACGCCGGGGGAACATCAGCCCAGTGGGTCGCTGAATGCGAGTCGTGTTAACTCTTTGCGTCTTGTCTTAGATGTGAAGCCGCCAGGGGGCGATTTATGGGAGGTCAAAGTGTTTTGTATTGGACTCAACTGGCTGCGGTTTGAAAACGGGCTTGCAAATCCCATGTTTGAGGATTAAAATTGAGGGACGAACCGTTTCTACAAATAGTATAATTAATATGTCTGATACCCCTCCTACAGTTGAAGTGGGGAGTATGACGGAAGATATGTCTGGCAACGTGGCCAATTCCACACAAGATATGTCTGGCAATGTGACCCAGATGACGGAAGATATGTCTGAACAACCTCTTCCTTCTCAAGAGGAAGAGGATGTACAGGAACCTCCAGATATATTTAGTTTTACTACAGCGGTTCTTGTAGGGGGGGCGATTCTCGCCCTTGTTGCCTCCTATCTAAAGATAAGAGACGCCCCCTCATTTATGGAGCATCCCCATAATCAAGGCAACTATCTATGAGCGCCGCCGACGAGTCTTTGACCCGGAAGGCTTCTTCTTGAAAATATTCTCAAAATGGTTTGTGGAATATCCGTATTGAAAGAGCATACTTTCCTTTGGATATTTCACTTTTTTATGATGTTCGGGATCTGTAACTCCAACCCAGGATATTGGATAGAAATATTTCATAGGAAATATTTTAATATCGGGGAAATCCTTTTTGACATCCTTATACATCTTTGTAACGTAGAGTGGCCCTGTACATTTCCATGCCTCTTTTTTTCCAGAAACCTTTTTCGAGTTTTCAACTATGCCATCTAACAAGAGTTTTAAAAACGGATGCCCCGCCTCTGCGCCTATGATTCCATTGGCAATAAGGCGACGAACCCTTCCTAGACGAAGTTTTCGTGTGCGAGAAGTGCTTAGATTCTCCCATGCGAAAAACATGCCATTTGTATTCTTTTCTAAGAACTTCTGAAACTTCTCCGGCTTTATAACAACAGTATCGGCGTCGATATAGACACCGCCATATTTATAGAGGATGAGGAGCCGTAAAATATCTGCCTGACCGGCGAGTTCTTTCGAGAATGATTTGTATAGTTTTTCAAGTCCCGGAATACTATCAAAATCCAGATCTTTGATGGAGGATTCTGTCCATAACTTGTATTTATACGCGTACTCGGCTGCAAAGGTCTTTACTGAATTGATCCATTCTGTTGGCATGGGATTATCTCCTATCCATATTTGATGTATGGTATCCATCTCCTATTCTATTCCTTTGAAAAAAGGTCTAAGGTTTCCATCTAAGGTCTTAAAAGAGATGGTGGCCGCACTCTTACGAGTGGTCTATGGTGGCCTACAAGATTCAAAATTCATTTGTCAAAAAGGGAAGCCGAATATTCGATTCTTTATCAAGGCATTTGTGCGTGCGGGGAGGTTTACAACACAATGGGTTCGTCTTGATTTTGATACGCGCCCCACACTCGCTACAACAGCGACAATAACTCTTCCGAACAAGGGGCAACTCCTATCTCGTCTATATCTTGTAACAACTATGCCGGATATTTCTGCCCCACAACTCGCTGCAATGGCGTGGTGCAGGAAGAACGGGAAAACGTTTGCTGGGCCCACATTTGGCTGGACGAACTCTGTTGGGCACGCTCTTCTTCAAGAGGCTACGCTGGAGATAGGAGGTACACGGGTAGAACGAATCGATGGGCGACTCCTTGAAATCTTAGACGAGTTTTATACGCCCTTGGAGAAAGTATCCTTGATGGATAAACTTCTTCCGAGAAACTCCAGCAACTTTCACCCGGGTCTCTTCGGCCGAGATACTGTGATTCAGGCAACGACACCCCTGCCTTTTTGGTTTAGTTGTGGAGACGCGGGAACGTTTCTCCCACTCGACGCTCTTCAATCCGATCCCGTCAAACTGCGACTCTCCTTTGGAGGTCTCAATACTCTCTACGTAAGTACGGCACAACGTTCTGTAGATTCTATAATAAATCCTGTGGGGGGTGAGGCCTATTTTCCTTTAGCAAACTCCCCCTTTTACTATTTGGATTCGAGTGGAACGGCAGTTTCCGGGCTAACGGGAAATCCGGGCATATCCACCCGGGTCTCGGTAGTACCGGGCATCACGCAGCCGACGGACCAACTTCTTCAGAATCTGGGAGACACGTATTTAATGGCGGAGTATGTGTATTTGGATAGGGCGGAGGCGAACAGATTTCGTCTGGCGGATATCCAGGTTCCTATTCTTGAGCACTACGCGTTTGATCCGGTCGACACGGTCGGCGGTAAAACGGCGAACTGTTATTTAAGAGTGCCGAATCCCACGCGGAATCTGTTTTTTTATGCGCAGAGATATGAGGCACCGGCCTTTAATGCGCCCTTTCTTGCCACCAGGGATCTTTCTGGAGTGGATGCGCCAATCGCACCCTGGTGGCCGAACGCATCTCAGATTGGAACGCGAGTCTATGAAGAACTTACGCCAGCATACGTCTATAGAAACTCGGAGCCGATTTCGGAGATTCAACTTGTGTATGAGGGGTCGCTGTATCGCTATGTAACCGGCTCTCCGTCCATCTTTCGGAGCCTGATTCCTGGACTAGAAATGCGGAAATCTCCCTGGGTTCACCGATACATGTACAATCTTCCATTTGCCTTTCAGTCTGGCCTATTGGCTCCGAGCCAGCATTGCGGTGAGGCGAATCTAGATAAGATTGTAAATATTAATCTGCGACTAGGTCTTCAGCCGTTTGCAGGTACGAATACTGTTCCTAGATATCTTATCCATGTATGGGCGGAGACGTATAACATCTTCCGAGTATACGGTGCGCGCGGCGGCATGATGTTCGCTTATTAAGGGGCTGAACCCGCGGCCTCGCAATAAAAAAGGTCATACAGGAATGGAGGCGCAAAATTGATCCTTCACCCTACATGGCATATAACTACTATTACAGATCTATGACTATACGTTGTCTAAGAGCAGATCACGCACGATCCGTGAGGGACGTCTGGGAAGACTCTTTCCTTGGACATAAATTCACACTCAAGAAGGATTTTGCCTCTTCTTGGAGAAACAGATCTCGTCAAGAAAGTATCGGATACTTTCATGGACAAGATCTTCTAGGGTTCGCCCTTGTTTCGTTTCATAAACGGAATAAGGGGAATCGCTATGTTGATTACATCGCCGTTCACAGTAGGCACAGAGGTCGTGGAATCGGAGATAAACTAATGGGACGCCTTTTAAAAAATACGCGGGATTCCAGGACTGGCATACATTTATACCCTTTAGAACACGTTGTTCCGTGGTACAAAAAACACGGCTTTTATTGGACCACAGATGAGTACATGAACGCGCATAGTTATAAGAAATAGGCCTATTTAAACCATCCTCTTTTTATTTCACCATCCAGTATTTGTAACTGTTTCTTTCTCTCCTGCGTTAAAATATAGGCAATTTCCTCATCTATATTTTCTATTTCATCATCAATAGCATCACGTTGACTTATGAATTTTCCTCTTCTTGTCAGAAGAGATTTGTAATCTCTTCTCGCCGTTGCTGCCATCTGGGCCAACCCTTCTATTTGGGCCTTTTGCGGGGCATTCCCTTTTATCTTACCAAGTCGCTTTGATACTTCGCCTTTTAAAAGAGCCTTGTTTGCGGGATTTGTATAGGTGGGTGTGCCAAACCATCCCCCACCTCTTCGTTTTCTTGTCTTAGGCATTCTATTTATAGTATATATTTTACCAAAAGAACCCCCATCTCGGCTTTTCCGCGTTTCTAATAGTCTTCGAAAGTTCTTCTTTTTCAATCGATTTCAACTTTTCCTCGACACTTTTATAATCTTTTGTCGCTTTTTCAATAAATTCACTTATTTTTGCTCGTTCTCTTAAAAGTCTATTGTAGTCCATACGCCGTGTTGCGGCCACGAGCGCCACCGCTTCCAAGGCGCGTTTCCCCGTAGTTCCAGTTTTCTTTTGTAGTTTCGTTAAGACAGAGTTCGTCTTTTTCGTCGAACGTTTCCCCGCGAGTTTTTTAAGAAGATCCTTTATATTTTTATCGCTCATTCTATTTGTAGCATATAAAATTGTTCATAGTTTCTGTATAAAATATAGTACAATGTCATCCGTACTTATCGTTGAATCCCCTGCAAAGTGTTCCAAAATACAAGGGTTTCTTGGAGCCGGGTGGAAGGTTATCGCAACAATGGGTCATATTCGGGCGCTTGATGATACCTTAGACGCGGTTGGCCTTGATAGGGATTTTGAGCCGCGCTATCAGTTTCTGAAAGAGAAGGCGAAGCCTATTGCCCAACTAAAAGAGGTCTGTGGAAAGGCCTCCACTATTTATCTGGCCTCGGACGATGACAGAGAAGGCGAGGCAATCGCTTATTCTGTTGCCGTGCTCTTGAAGTTGGATCCCGCGACAACTCCTCGTGCAGTATTCCGAGAAATAACAAAGGATGCGATTCTCGCCGCAGTCAAGAATCCTAGACGCATCGATATGAGCCGTGTGGCTGCCCAACAGGCTCGCGCCGTACTAGATATGATGGTGGGGTTCACGATGTCACCCCTTCTATGGAAGTACGTGGGTCAAGGTCTTTCAGCCGGTAGATGTCAAACTCCCGCGTTAAGACTTCTCGGGGACAAGGAGGAGGCGATTCGGTCTTTCACTACAACAACTACATGGAGAGTAAAGGGGCAGTGGATCACCGGACAAATCCCTTTTGAGGCGAACATGGAGGAAGAGTTAGAGGATAGGGAATCCGCAGAAAACTATTTGGAAAATCTGTATCAAGAGACAGGCGGCGTAGTCAAAGAGTCATTTACGACTCCCACGAGTGAGTCGCCCCCGAAACCTTTGATTACTAGTACCCTCCAGCAGGAGGGTTCGGCGAGCCTGGGACTCTCTCCGAACGCTACAATGTCTTCTGCTCAAC